CGGCAAACAGGGTGGCCAGGAAGTTCGCCACGTCAACCGCACTGTCGGCCAGGAGTTCGTTGGAAACCAGGGTGAGGGCGCCCAGCTTGTGGGGCTTAAACTCAACCTGGTCGAAAGCCGGCTGGCTTTCGGCAATGGCCGCAGCTTCACCCGTCCAGGCCGCAGTTATGCTGGAAGTAAGCCGGGGAATCTTGACGCTGGCCGCGCCGATGGTGATAACCCTGGCCACCTGGCGCATGACAGCCCGCTCAGTTAGCTGCCTGATTACCTCGCGGGAAAACTGCTCGGGGGCTAAGTAGCCGCCGCTGGTAGCGGTGCCCACGGTCATGGCGCGGGTGTCAAATTCACGACCGCGCAGGTAATTTTCAAAGGCCCGCTGTTCGTCCGGGGTGGGAGTAGGCACAGTCACAGGGGGGACGGGCTTCTGTTCCGGCTTGAAAGTGGCCAGCTGGGTTTCCAGGGTACGGATTTCGCGGGCCAGTTCAAGCTGCTGGCTGCGTTCCTCGTCGGTGAGGTCCTCCTTCTGAAGCAGGGCTTCGTGTTTTTCCTTCAACTCCGTTAACTTTTGACGCAGTTCGCGTTCTTCAAGCTTCATGGACGTTACCTCCTTGCGTTTTTGAATTGTCGTCTGCGGGTAGGCAGGAATTGACACAATGCTAACCTCCCGCAGTTCAGCCTCGATTACTTCCCGGATGGTGTCTTTGCCGTTCTCAGACGGCAGCCACCTGTCCTTACGGCATTTGAAGCCAAAACTCATGTTCCTTACGTCCCCGCGCTTGACGGAAGCCACGATGTCCCGCCCGTAGGTAGTCTCCATGTTCGGGCGGATTTCAACGTAAAGGCCCTTTTCGTCCTCGCGCAGGGTCAGGGTCCCGTTGGAAGTCCGCCCGATTACCCTGGCCGGGTCGTGATCCACCAGCGCCAGGATGTCCTGACCGGATTCCAAACTCCGCTTGAAAGCGCCGGGCAGGATTCTCTCGATGAAGGGCAGGGGTTTGCTGTCCTGGTTATAAACCACCGCGTAGCCCGCCAGAATCGGCTGGTTTTCGTCACCCCTCAGTTCGATTAACTCGCTGCTCCTGGTTTCCAGTTTTTGTTCTTTCACCTTCACCAACGTCCTTTCTTTATGCGTCCGGTAACGTGGGTAAATTCTCCCGCTGGCGCACCTCGTTTACCGTCAGGAATCCTGCCTGAATCCCGATTTGATAGGCTTGATACCTGGTCCGGGTGTCTGCCCTCAGCAGGCCGTCCGTGAGAAACTCCACAAAATACCGCCGCCGCTCCCCCGGTGTGAAAAGTTTCAACGTGAAGGCCTCTTCCAGCCGGGTGAGGAAGGGCTGCAGGGAAAATGTTAGAAACTCCAGGGATTGCGTTTCCACGTTGGCGTATGTCCCCCTGGCCGAAGGGTCCAGCAGGTGCGGCGGGATACGCAGGGCCGCCGCAATCACCCTCATGGCAAACTGCCTGCTCTCAAGCAGCTGGCTCTCCTGCGCATTGTCGCTTATCGGCTGGTACTCAGTCCCTTCTTCAAGGACGGCTGTCCCGGCCTTACCGCGCCCGTAGGCTTCCTGCCATGCCTTTTTCAGCCTTTCTGCCGCCTTGTCGGTGAGTGCCCCGGCCACCTTCAGGACACCGCTGGGCCGTGCGGCATTGGCGAAATATCCCGCCGCGTGTTGCTCCGCAGCCAGGGCCGCGCCGATGGCTTCGCGGGCCAATTGCACCGGGGAACGGCCAATTATTCCGTCCAAAGCCAGCAGGGGGATGTGCAGGATGTCGTCGGGGGGGTAGGTAGCCTGCTGTCCCTGGGCCGTCACCCGGTAAAGGACGGTCCCACCGGGCTGTACCTCCACCTGCACCATGGTCGGGTGCAGCGGCCATAGGGCGGCGGGAGCGCCGTTTTCGGCCCAGTTCACCAGAATGTACGCATTCCCATATAGCAGCAGGTGCAAAGCGATTGTCTCCTTGAAGGTGAACGGCGTTTGTGTGGGGTTCGGGGCTTCGTGAAGCAGCTTATATACCGGGTGATTCTCGGCCCGCCGGCGACCGTCCCCGGTCCTTTCGTAAACCACCAGAGGGAGGGAAGCGGTAAGCTCCGCCACCAGACGCACAGCACCCAGGACGGCGGGGTGAGAGAGAGCGCTTTCCGGCGTCACGGTCACGCCGGCGGTGGTGGATAGGCCGAACAACTCACGCCAGCCGTCGGGGTCGCGCAGTGTCATGCCGCGTTTTTCGTTTCTGTGGAATATACGGCTGAAAATGTTCATAACTGCCTCCTAAATGACAAGCAATTCGCGTTCGTTATAGATACAGCCGCGTTTACCGTGGTGCATAGCCCGCGAAAGGGCCAGGATCAACGCCACAATGCCGTCAATTCTTTGGGTACTTTTAGCCTTGCTGGGCTTGATATTGCCCGCCGGGTCCTGTTCGACCACCACGTTATCTGCACACCAGCGCAGGACAGGGTGGCCGCCGTGGATCAGCTTTCGCTGCAGGACCAGGGATTCCAGATATTTTGTCGGGGCCGATAGGCTGCTGTACCCCATTCCCACAGGGACCATCTTCGCCCCGTCCTCCTGCAGCCGCTGGACCAGCATGTCCGCGTTCCAGCGGTCGTAAGCCCACTCGACAACGCGGTATTCGCTGGCTAACTGCCTGATTTTCTGTTCTACAAAAGAATAGTCAATGACGTTGCCCGGCGTCAGGTGGACGAATCCCTGCCTGGCCCATGTCGTATAGGGCACCCTGTCCCGCTTCTCCTTCTCCAGGGCCGTGTCCCGGGGGATGAAGAAGTAGGGCAGCACTTCCACGGTCCCGTCATTCATCGGAAAGGTCAGGACAACGGCTGTTAAGTCGGTGGTGGTACTCAAGTCAATCCCACCGTAGCAGTCCCTGCCGCGCAGCTTTTCGGGCACCACCAGGCCCGCCGACGCGTCCCAGGCGGCCATGTCAAGCCAGCGGGATTGCTGGGCCGTCCACTGATTCAGAAGCAGCCGGCGGAATGTGTTCTGATACGCCGGCATTTGCTTTGCCTTCTCGCACTCCTGGCGGTAATAATCCTCTTGAACGGTTATCCCCAGGCTTGGGTTGGCTTTGTACCAGGTGGCCGGGTCGGTCCAGTCATCGTTCTCGTCCGCCGCGTAAATCACCGGGTAGAAAGTGTCGTCTTTAATAACGCCCTCCAGCACCTTCCGGGCGTACTCGTGCAATTCCCAGCAGATGCTGTTTCTGTCATAACCGGCGGTCGTGATGGCCACCACAAGGGGCTGGTCCCTGGCTCCGGTGCTGGTCGTGAGGACGTCCCACAGTTCCCGGTTGGGTTGTGCGTGAAGCTCGTCGAAGATAATTCCGTGTGCGTTCAGGCCGTGTTTCGTGGGTGCGTCCGCCGATAGGACTTTGTAAGTCGCCCCCAGCCGGGGCACCACGATGGCCCGCTTGTAAATCTCCGCGTATTTGGCTAGTTCGGGGCTTGCCTGGACCATGGCCTTAGCCTGTTCAAACACAATTGAAGCCTGGTCCCGGTCGCACGCCGCCGAGTAGACTTCAGCTCCCCATTCTCCCTCGAACAGGAGATATAAAGCAATGCCGCTGGCCAGGGTGGACTTTCCCGCCTTCCGTGGCACCTCGATGTAGGCCGTCCGGTACTGCCGCTTGCCGTCAGGCCGCAGGGTGCCGAATAAATCCCGTATTATCTTCTCCTGCCACGGGAGTAATTCAAACGACCTACCGGCCCACCGGCCTTTAGTGTGCCGCAGCGCCCGGAAGAATTGGACGGCCAGTTCACCCTTGTTGCCAGATTTTTTCAAGGATGCTCTCGCCATCTTTTGCCGCCTCCGGTGGTACGTCAATCCGCGAACGGGCCGCCGGCGTCAGGCCGAATTCGTTCGCCAGAAGGCGCATTGAATGTTCCGCCTTCTCCACCGATACTTCAGCCTTGCGGATCAGTTCGATGTCGTCCGGGCTTTCGCGGGCAACCTTTTTCAGCCGCTTCACCGCCGCCATATACCTGGAAACGGCCTGGCAGTAGGCCGCCAGGGATTCGCCGTCGGCTTCCGTAAGCAGGCCCAGCCGTTCAAGCATGGGGGCATACTTCCGCCAGATGGCCTTTGCAGTCCGGTCCAGCCAGGACGGGGGATCGGGAGCAATGGGTGTAGGCTTTGGTTCGTTCGCCTTCAATCGGTCGGCCCGGGCGGTACCGTGGATAACTTTCAAAGCTGTCGGTTTTTTGTTGTGACCACCCTTCGGCACCTTCTGTACCTCCCCAAGCTACTGGAATTTTTTGCTGGCACGGTGCGCGTTTCGGCGGGCCGGCGGTCCCGTGAGATTAGCTCCAGAAAAAACGGCCATGCTCCTTCACTCTCATTCTAGCTACTTGTTCTATTTCTTAGAATTCTGCTCCAGCCATCTCTCACTCGGCCGTCTTAGGAACCGCAGCAGTTCTTTCCCGTGCTTACCGTGGACACGGCTGTGGCAATATTCGCATAGCGGCAGCAGGTTGTCCGCCCGGTTACTCCCGCCCTCGGCCAGGGGGATGATGTGGTGCGTCAACGTGGCCACCGACACCCGGCCTTCCAGCTCGCAAATCACGCACAAAGGCTGGCGGGCCAGGACCGCCTGGCGCACCTTCTCATAACTCCGGGTGTACCCTCGCTGTCTCGCACTTCCCCGTTTGGCTGTGTCCGCCCGCCATGCAGCTTTCTGGTGTTCCCGGCAGTAGCCGTTCCCTCCCGGCTCCTGCAGGTTTGGACAGCCCGGCCAGCGACAGGGTGGTAATGGTTTAGTCGGCATTGTGCCCTCCCAAACGAAAAGCCCGCCTAGTGCGCAATTGAAGTCGCACCTTTGGCGGGCTGTACCCTCTCAGTGTTAAGTTTTGTGAGCTTGCCGCATCTCTTGCATTTGATTATACCACTTAACTCTCCGACGCACAAGACTTTTCCGCAATAAGGGCAGGTGTATTTCGTAAGCTTCATTTCCATTTCCCCGTGGCCGAAGTTCCCGAATAAGCCTCCACCGCCGCCTTTGCTTTCTTTTCCCACTCGGGGTCATCGGACCAGGCCCAACACTCCCCCGTTTTGCCGACCATCTCGGTCAGAACATGACACCTCTTATCGTTCGTCCGCTTTGTGCAGGTTCGCAACGTTTCATTGCTGCCCCTCCTGTCCATTTCCTGCGTTATCAACTCCCGGATTATCTCACCGATTGACTTGCTCCTGGTGTACGATTCCGCCTTCAGCCACCGCAATTGTTCCTTGGACACGAGAATCTGAAGTCGGTGCCACATACGCTGTCACCCCCGTTCCCACCCAAAAACGTTGTGACATTTTGACCACTTGTCACCTTGTCCAGGATTCTCCTTTGTAGGTCCTTCGTTCGCCAAATGCGTTCGTCCCGCTGATACGCCTCCCGCACTACCTCCGCCACAATTTCCGGATAGCCTGTTGCTATTTCCGCAGCCTGGATTGTTGCCGCCTGGCTTAAAGTTCTCTTCTTCGCCAGCATGTTCGCGTCTATGCCGGTAACGGCGGAGATACAATCAAGTGCCCTGACGAAAGCCGCCGCCCGCCATACCTGCCTGGGATGATACCCCTCTTTCTGCGCAAGTTTCTCGGCCAGGCCGAGTTTTGCGCTTTTAATCTTTTCGCCTGTAGTAAGACGTTCTGGTTCCGCATAACTATAAGGCCGTGAAACTACCAATTCGCCGCCTTCGCGGTAACACCACACCACACCTTTGCCGGCTAGATTCCGGCAGGCCCGTGTTAACGAGTTGTAATGGCTCAGTGAATAAGGGTGTTCTAACAGATCCGACAGGTAAAACGCTTTATGGCGTTTTAAAGTGTCCAGGATTAACTGCTGCCATTTACCCATTTACCCATTTTTTCCTCTCAGTCTGCGTTTTTGTTTTCCCTCTCGGCGGATTCGCCGGGTCGTATTTCCTACACGCCACCAGCGTACCTTTTGCCTGTTTACACCGATGTCTGCATTTCAAGCATAATTCTTCAACTCGTTGCTCACTCATGTTATCACTTCCCTTCCCGCCTATCAGGGCCAGTTAAAACTATTCGTTCGCACATCTCGGTGATTCTGCTGGTAACCCTCTCGCCAACTAGCTCTTTTAAATCCGCCTTACTCAGGTTCGTGCTTAAAACAACGGGAAGCATTTCATTATAGCGGTCGTTGATGAAACTGCCGAATGCCGCCTGGTCGTATTCCGAAAAACGGTTCGCTCCCACATCGTCAACTATCATCAGTTCGCATTCACAAAGCATCTTGAGTTTCATCCTTAAAATGCCATCTTTCATACTTCGCTTATACAATTCGAGAAGCTCATGGCACGTTATAAACTTTACCTGCGTCAGATAACGATTGATTAATTCGACAGCCAACGATACAATTCTTTGTGTTTTTCCCGTCCCTACACTGCCGGCCAGGAGCAAGCCTTTTCCCTCCCGTTTCAGGGCTTCAAAATCGTTCACATAGGCCAGCAGTTTTGTCTTTACTTCTCCATCGTCCAAATCGGCCAGTTTCAGCCTCAAGAATCGCTTTGGAAGATTGGCCTCGGCTATGGCTTCCTTCACCGCCGTCTGCCATGCCTTGGGACACTGCACAGTTTCAAACTCACCGGGACGTTCCGTCGGGGCCTTGTATGTGTGTCGCGGGTCCAGAGGACGGATGTTGCAGCAATACCCTGATATATGCTCGCTTGCTTCCTTGAAAAGCCTGATGTTTTCAATAATCGTTTCATCAGGCCAGTTCGCGGTAATAGGGAAGAGTTTTCTCACCTTATCCAGGTATTCATCATAGCCAGTCATCGAACGTTTCGGATGGCTTTGCAACGGGCTTGATCCTGCCGCCATTTGATTTACCCCCTTCTTGTTTCTTGGAAGCTATCTCCATCCAGTTTCTGATTTGACTTCGCGGGTTGGAGTTCTTTTTTAGTGGTTTATCGAGTTTGTACACCGCCCATTTACGTATTTCTCCAACTACATCAACGTTCGGAAACAGTTCTTTGAGTTTCTTTAGAAATGCAACATCCTTTTCTATGTCCAAGGGATAATTTTCAACTGAAGACAAGATGGAAAGAAATTGGGCCTCTTCTGGTGAAGACGTAGTAGTAATATTAACCTGTTCTCTTATACCTGTTAATTGGATCTGTTCGGCGGAACCACAGTTCCGGTCACCCGGAACCACAGTTCCGCTCACTCCGGAACCACAGTTCCGCTCACTCTCCGAGTGATAGGAACCACAGTTCCGCTCACTTTGAGTTATAGGAACTACAGTTCCGGTCACAGAATAAAGGTTGCTAAGCGTTCGCCCGCGCCTAACTTTAATGATTGCTCCCTTTTCGCAAAGTTCTTGAATGAGTTTCCGAATTCCGCGTCCGCTATATCCCAGGTGATTTGCTAAAGTTTCAATTGAAGGCCAGCAAACACCGTCCTTATCGGCGTAGCTTATCATGATAGCATAGAGTGCTTTGGCTGCTGGGCTGATCTCCGGGTCACGGACTACTTTATCGAAATGCCGCCATTTAGCCGGTCTGGTTGTTTCTTCCTGCGTCACATCGGCATCCACCCTTTCACCGGGCCACCGGGTCAGCGCCCGGCGGCCTCCACAAGCATCGGCTTGTAGAATGTCATTTCCAGCACCGCTTTGATGTGGTCGTAATCCGCTCCGGCGTCAGCCAGCGCCTGGGCCAATTTCTCAGCCTGGCTGATCCGGGCCAGCTGGTAAGCATCAAGATAATCTCGGATATTCGCATCTTTGTCTAGCCCGTGCATCTTCCGAAATTGCGCCGCAGTGCAGCCGATGGCAACCCGGTAAACCAGATCGGTGATTGATTTATATGCCCAGCCCTTTAATTGGGTGTTTAGGCCCGATTCTTTGATGGCATCGGTCAAGGTCCGGCGGATAGCTTTACCAATAGCACGTTGTCTCAATTGTTGCTCCATCTCATTGAAACGCCGGATATATGCTTCTTTAAATTGGGCCGCTTTCTTCCCGGTGAATCCCATGACCAAGAATGTGAAGCCGTCCCTGGTCATGTAATATTCCTTGTTTCTTTTCCCGGAGCTGTCTTTGTAGTAACTCACCCCAAAATTGAGGTGAGTAAATTCCTCGCTGCACTCCAGGTTTTCGATTGCCCTTAAAACGTGATCATGTCTTTTTCCAAACACTTCCGCCACTTTTCGGCTGCTAACCACCGGAACGTCTTTCTTGATAATCACACCCAGGTCAAACGGGATCGGTTTCATGGTCATCCCCCTTATTTCAGCCTCCGGATTTTCCCCCGCGCAGCCTCCGGCTCAGGCTTCATGCTGGCCACTTCTTGTTGCTCCAGCCAGGCTAAAATGCTACTCCGCCGAAACAGCACCCGCCGCCCCACGCGAATATGAGGAATCACCCGCCGCCGGGCCAGGTCGTAGACGGTCCATTCGCTCACCCCAATAATTCCTGCAACT